GGGTTTTTTGACTCTGACTCAGATTTTCAAACTGAAGCTGACGCAATGATTACTTTTGTTAAAAGACGCTTAGGTGATGATATTTTGTCAGTTGAACTCACAAGAAAACAAATTTGGTCATGTCTTGAAGAGGCATTTTTAGAATATGGTTCGCTTGTGAATCAATATCAAGCAAAAAGTCAATTGATTTCTTTGCTTGGAATGCAAACGGGCAGCTTAAATGAAGCCACACAAAAATTACCACGTGACACTCTCAACTATGTCATAAGACTTGCTGAGCCTTATGGTGTTGAGGCTGGTCTTGGTGGAACATATAATACCGTTTCTGGCTCAATTACTTTGAAGCAAAACGTTCAAGATTATGATCTTTACACGGACTTGGTTGATCCATCAACTGGAATTGCTGTTGTGAGCTCATCATTGAACCCTGAGCGTCGTAAAATGCGTATTTTTGAAATAATGCATTTCAATCCATCGGCTGCTTATCGATTCTTTGATACAACATCTGCAATCAACTATCTAAACAATGAGTTTTCGTTTGAATCATTCACACCAGAAACAGTGTTTTATGTTCTTCCTGTTTTTGAAGACATTCTTCGTGGTGGTCAGATGAATATCTCAAATAGAGTTCGTCGCTCAAACTACAGCTATAGAGTGACTGGTACAAAACTAAGAATCTTTCCTACTCCAACTGCTGTTAATCCATTAAAGCTTTGGGTTCGTGTAGGGTTTGAATCAAACCCTTTGTCACCAGCATTTCCTGATAAGTCAATTGATGGTGTTTCTAATCTTTCTAACGTTCCTTATGGAAACTTTGTCTATTCAAAAGTAAATTCTATGGCAAGACAGTGGGTAAGACAATACACACTTGCTCTTTGCAAAGAACTTCTTGGTATGATTAGATCTAAGTTTAAGTCAGTGCCTATTCCTGGCGGCGATCTTCAGCTTGATGGAGATGATCTTAAAAGCTCAGGAAAGGAAGAAAAAGAAAAACTAAAAACTGATCTAAAAGAAATGCTAGAGTCAATGACATATAGCAAACTTGTAGAAACAAAGGCAGCTGAGGTTGATAATCTTCAAAAGTTACTAAAAGCTATCCCGGTCCCAATGGGCCGTGTTATCTCGATCGGATAAAACATGGCAAGACTTTTTATCACACCTCGCGAAATTGATTTCATTAGTGATCTCAACAAAGAGATCGTGAAGGACATCATCGGGCAAAAAATTTACTACTATCCAGTAAGAGCTGACATTACTTCCATTCACGACATTTATGAGGAGTCAATTGAAAAAATATTTGACCCTCCCGTTGAGATTGACGCACTTGTTGATTGGTCACCAGCTGAAATAAAAACAAATAAATTTGGAACTGACAAATTTCACAATATCGAAGTGCGCGTTCATGCTAGAGATCTATCTGATAAGAATTTTAGAATGAAGATGGGTGACTTTATTTCATATGGTTCAATTTTCTTTGAGCTTACACAGGTCAATACCGTTAGCAAAATTTTTGGACAAGTCGAACATGTGACAGGTTATAAGTTGACAGGTAAGCAGGCACGTGAAGGACTTATTGATAAGAAGCCACTTGGCCCTCAAGCATTAACATATGACACTGAGCCTGTTGTTCAGGAGCAATTTGTTCAACAAAGAGGCGCTGAGCAAAATGATCTTGGTCCCACAAATGATAGGCGCGAGCTCCAGGCCGATGGAAAGCTTGATACTCCACTAACAGGTCCTAAAAAAGTTACTAATGATGGCGTAAGTTCATCATTTTATGGTGATGAATGAGCACACGATTTAATACAAAAAGAAAATATGGCGACAAATCAATCGATCTTGGATACTCAGAGACTGGTGAAAGGGTCGACGTTCCAAGTTGTGGTATAGAAGACATTGATAGAGCGTTTTTTAATCTATTTGACAAAGACATTCCCATTGTTTATGCTAAAAAAGATGGAGAAATAAAAAAGGTTCCCATTATTTTCTCTACAGGTGAGCGATTTGCAATTAATAGAAGAAAAGAACCCGTAAGAGACAAAAATGGTGCTCTTATCATTCCTTTGGTGACTATTTCTCGAACTGGACTTGACCAAAAAGCTGATCGTTTGGTTGAAATGGGCGACATTGGAACAATTGATATTAAACGACGTCTATCAAAAGAAGATGCAGTTTATCAAAGATTGATAAATTCTCAAAATTTTAAAAATGTTGATGAGGCAACATCTAGACGAGAAAATCAAACTTCTGCTGGTCGAACACTTGGAGGTCGCTTATTAGAGCCTAGCCTTGGAGTTGGTATTTACGAGACAATAACGATTCCTACTCCTAAGTTTTTTACTCTTACTTATGAAATTACTCTATGGACGCAATACGTTCAGCACAGCAATGACATCTTGACTCTTATTATGAGCAGCTATCACAACGTAAAAGCACGAACTTGTAGGATTGAAACTGATTCTGGATATTGGTTTGTTGCTACGTTTGATTCAGACATTAGCACTGACAACACATTTGACAATATGACTGATGACGAACGTGTTATTAAGAATTCACTAAAGGCAACAGTGCAAGGGTTCATTATCAATCCTAAGCTTCCTGGTATTCCAAGTGGAGTTAGAAAGTTATCATCAGCTACACAGATATCATTTGAGATTATAAATGGTGTTAATGACCAAGTTCAAAGAGGAAATGTCCAAGACATGAGAATTGATGGGCATATCTTAGACAACATTGCAACTGTGGATGATCCTGTTCCATTACAAGCAATTGGGTCATCACCATCATCTCAAAGCGCTATGGCCGCGGGCGGTTTGCAAACAGCTGGAACATCTAAAATTCTGAATCCAGACACTTCAGTTGGTGACACAGGAACATCATCAACTATGGTCAATAGTGTCACTAGAACACTTACAGAAGACCCTATAACTGGGCAGCAAGTAGAGATTACATTAAAGGCCAGAAGGGTGTCTAATGCACACGGAGAGGAAGTTTTGACCAACATTCGCAAAACGTTTAAAACTAATAATGATTTGAAATCACGTTGATATTTTGCTTTTTGCTTGATACTTAGCTTAGACTAGTATATTAGCATAGGAGCAATGATGTCTGAACAGACTTTTCGCTCTCCTGGTTTTTTTGAGCAGGAGATTGAGCTCACAGCGCCTGGAGCGCAGCCAACAGGCGTCCCAGGTGGATTGATTGGAGCAGCCGCAGCCGGCCCAGCATTCGTTCCAACAACTGTAGGTTCTTTTTCTGATTTTACGGCAAGGTTTGGAGGTCTCGATCCTGAGCGTCCTGCTTCATACGCCGCTAATGAATTTCTCAAGAATAAGGGAGCACTCACTTTCATAAGAGTTCTTGGCGCAGGTGCAAATTCATCGGCAGCAGATGTATCAAGCACTGCTGCAAACGGAACAGTCAAAAATGCAGGATTCCGAGTAACAGGTTCTACACAAGGACTACCAGCTCTTGATTTAAGAAAGTCAGGTGCTGTTCAATTTCTTACAGCTCGTCACGCACTACCAGCAAGCACAGCTACACCATCTGAGTGGAAGGGTTTTCCAGTTTTCAGCGACAACCCAAGCTTTAACCCAGCAAGCAGCGACACACTGAACATTGTTCGCGGCGTTATTATGTTTCCTACAGGCGCCCGCGGAATGGTTCTTGATATGACCGGTGCCAATTCACAGTGGACAGGAACAGGCGCCACAATTGATGACGTCGCATCAGTCGATCTTGACTCCTCATCAACAACTTATCTAAAGTTTAAGTTTGCAATTTCATCATCAGTTGGATCATCATTTGCATCGTTTGATGGCAATCCTGGCATTAAGATGCTGACTGCTTCATTTGATCCAAATAACACAGATTACTTTGCAAAAGTTCTTAATACTGACCCAAAGAAGTTCCAAGAAGAACAGCATCTTCTCTATCTAGATTTTCCTGTTGATAATGAAGTTGCAGGAATTGACACAGCAGGTGATAGATGTGTTGCTATCACATCAGGAAGCACCAGCTCGTGGCTCCAGAATTTTGGAAAGTATGATACTCGTTACACAACTTCACGTACTCCATCATTTATCTCTCAGCCATTTGGAAATATGGAACATGATCTTTTCCACTTTGAGACAATAACCGATGGTTCATCTGGAAACGGTCTTTACAAAGTGTCAATCTCTAACATCAGAGCATCAACTGATCCAAAGAATCCTTATGGAACATTTGATGTTGCTATTAGAGATCTTTACGACACAGACACATCAACAAAAGTACTTGAGTATTACGGCGGTTGTGATTTAAATCCACTTAGCAGCAACTACATTGCAAAAAAGATTGGTGACAGAAAAGTTACGTTTAACTTTGATGCAACTGATGAAGCTGAGCAGAGATTGATGATCAGCGGCAAGTTTCCAAATGCAAGCAAGTATGTCAGAGTAATTGTATCATCTGTTCTTGACAATGGCGCAGTTCCAAAGAATGCACTACCATTTGGATTCAGAGGAATTCCTGTTGTTAGAACAACACAGACACTTACCGACACTGCAAGCTCTCTCACTCTTGGCGGGCGCACATTTGGAACAGCAGGAGCTTTTCCAAGACTTGCATGTAGCAGTTCAGTTGAAACTGGACTTACAGGATCTATTGTTCCACCACTTCCTTTTAGATTCAAGGTCACAAAGGGTCAAGTGAATGGTCTTTCATACATTGGTGAGCCAGGTATTCTTGAGATTCCAGATTCCAGATATCACTGGGGCGTTAAGTTTGAGCGACTTGTTCCATCTGGAACAATTGATGGAACAATTGAAAATTCAGTCATGAATTCAAATGATGGAACTGAATTCAACAATATTGTTTCAGCATACTCACGCTTCCAAGGAATTAGCAAGCTTGATGCACTCATTACTGGCTCTGATGCCGATGCATTCAACGCCAACAAATTTACATTGGCAAGGGTTGCGTTTTCAAACACAAGCATCAATGATGTCACAGGAACATCTGATGCCCACATGAAGGAAGCAGCATACGTTCGCAATGGAACCCCTGACGCATCAACATACACCATCTCAGATACAATTGGAAATCGTCTAACAATTGCCTCGGTACTTTCAGGTTCAGCTGCACTTTTCAATAAGTTTAGTGATTATTCAAAGTTCTCAACCATGTTCTATGGTGGATTTGATGGACTAAACATTATGGATGCAGCCGCGGCAAGAATGGGAGATCGCGCTACTTCAACTGAGCCAGGTGGACTTGCAGCCGGTGGAGCAGCAAATATTGCTCGCTCTGGTCTTGGATATGATCCAAACGGTAATGGTTTGAGCAACAATGCTGTTAATAGCTACAAAGTTGCATCTAAGCTTATGACCGATAAGCTTACTGTTAACACCAATATCATTGCAACTCCCGGAATCAAAGATCCTTTGATTACCGATTACATTATGAGAAGACTTCCAACTTACGCTCTTGAAATGTATTTGCTTGACATTCCTTCATATTCAGATTCTAATACTAGAATCTTTGAAGATTCTACACTGAAGCCAAATGTAACAAAGACAGCTGACGCTCTCACTAGTCGCGCACCAAACAGCAATTACTCTGCTACATACTTCCCAGATGTTTATGTCAATGACACAACATATAATAGACGTGTGAAGGTTCCAGCATCAGTAGCTGCTCTCGGAGCTCTTTCATACAGCGACAAGGTTTCTTACCCATGGTATGCACCAGCAGGTTTCAACCGCGCAGCCCTTGACTTTGTTTCAAACGTTGACGTTAGATTGAGCACATCCGATCGTGATTACCTCTATGAAAACAGAATCAATCCTGTCGCAACGTTCCCAAGCTCAGGTTTCGTAATCTTTGGTCAGAAGACTCTTCAGGTTACTAAATCAGCATTTGACAGAGTAAATGTTAGAAGATTGTTCCTCGAAATTAAGAGGGTCATCCAGGACGTCGCTAGAGGTCTTCTCTTCGAGCCAAATGATGCAACAACAAGAAAAACATTTGTTAGCCAAGCAACACCAATCCTCGCTCTCATCAAGGCTCAGGCTGGTATTGAGAACTACAAGATTGTGATGGACGATACAAACAACACAGCTGAAGATGTTGCAGCAAGTAGATTGAATGGTCGCATTGTTGTTATTCCAACAAGATCAGTTGAATTTATTGCTGTTGATTTCATCATCACGCCTGCTGGTGTCGAGTTCGTGTGATACTTATAGCTAAATGAGAATATTAAGGAGTTTTTAATGGCAGCCCCAGGCATAGTCCTAAGAGAAATAGATCTTACCGGCGGATCGACTGAAGTACAGCCATCCGGCCGTTCGGCTGGCGTTGTTGGCACTGCTACTCAGGGAACAGCATTTGTTCCTCTAACATTTGCTGATAACACACAGTTTGCAAAAGAATTTGGACAACCAGATGCTCACTATCATGCACCATTTGCGTTGCATGAGTGGTTGAACAATGCTTCAGCTGGAACTTATGTAAGAGTTTTGGGTGCAGGTGATTGTAAGACACGCAGTCTGTCGTCTCCAAACGCTGGTAGTGTAACAAATGCAGGTTTCGTTGTAGGCTCACAAAAAGTGCAAACATCGACAGGTCAACTTGCAAATAACCCATATGCAACAGCTACAGGTATTGAAGGAAGAACATACTTCCTTGGATGCTACATGTCTGAGTCTGCTGGATCATGGGCATTTTCAGGTGCTGGTCTTCAGTCATCAACTGCTGCCCAGCCAATTGTTAGAGGTGTTCTCTTTGCAGCATCTGGTGTTCAGATTACTCTATCTAGCTCAGCACCAGGCGTAACGTCAGATACGTACTCTTCCACTGCAACTACAAAGTCACCTGCTAAAGGATGGTTCACAGGTTCTTTGGATCTTCAAGGCGGTAATCAGAAGTTTGTTCTTTTCCTAAATGGACACAATGATTCAGTTTCTTATCCAAGCATTTTGACATCATCTTTTGATCCAACATCAAATGATTATTTTGGTACAAAGTTTAACCGTGATCCACTTCTTTTGGAAGAGCATGGTTACGTTCTTTACAACCACTATGACATTCCTACTGTTCTTGCTGTTCCAACCGGTTCAGGTGTATCTAACGAAGCAAACATTAGAAGAGTCAGTGTAGGAACAGCCATTGAAGAGATTGTATTCTGTCTTTCTGGATCACAGTCAAGAAATGATGGAACCACCACATCACCTAACTATGAAGGTTTTCAGGATAGATACACACATCCAATGACACCATATTTTGTTTCACAAAATTTTGGTGGAACACGCTACGATCTATTTAAGATTCATGCACGTTCAGATGGTGAATACTCAAACTCACTCTACAAGGTGTCAATCAAGGACATTAAGTATCCAACAGTTGCTGGAGCATACGCAAAATTTACTGTTGAGATTAGAAATTGGGATGCTGAAGATGGTGACCTTGCTGGCGTTATAGAGTCTTATGCTAATTGTAATCTAGATCCTGACAGTGAAAGCTTTATAGGAAAGAAGATTGGCGACCTTAACGTTTATTACGACTTCGACAGATCAGTTGATTCACAAAAGGTTGTTGAAGAAGGTCTTTACGGAAAGTCATCTAGAATTGTTCGCGTAGAAATTAGTGATGATGTTATCAACAAAATGATTCCATCTAACACAATGCCTGTTGGACATCGTGGTTATTATCACCTTGTAACATCAGGAAATGGATTGCTTGCAACTGGATCAGTTGGTAACAGTTCACACCTAAATGTTCCATTGACTAACGCTAAGGAGCTTCCAATCCCTTATCGTCGTAGCATCAATGTTGGTGGTACCGCCGGAGCAGATGGTGTTTATGGTGAAAGCAAGTTGTATTGGGGAACACAGTTCACAACATACAACACATTGACACAGCCAAACGATGGAACACAGTTGCTAGATGCTAACAGTCTTCTTGCATACACAAAGTACTTTCCAAAGTTTCATACTTCTTATCTCAACCCTTGGGTTGGTGATAATACTGGAACTGCTAATGTTAATGGCTCAGTTCTTGACGCTGACAGATTCAATAACAATCTTTTCACTCTTGAAAATATTCAGATAATGACAAGTTCTGACAAGATTGATTCAACACGTTGGGATGAGGCTGTTTATCAAAGAGGTGGCGTTCTCAATGCATCACTAACTGGTAGATTTGTTGATCCCAATGTAGATTTCAAAGAAACAGGAACTACCTCTTATTTGAAGTTTACTGCATTCATGCAGGGTGGATTTGACGGATTGAATATTTTTGATGCGGACAAGTTCTATATGAGAGATGCAGCTGTTAGACGTGAGCTTGATAACTCAAATCAAGGACAGCTTTCTGGACCAACAGTTGCGGCATATCGTAAAGCAGTTGATATTATGAGTGAAAAGACATACTCAGACATCAGCCTTCTTGCAATCCCAGACATGCGCCATCCAGCTGTTACAGATTACACACTTAGCTCAATGCAAACAAGATTTGACGCTTTGTATGTTATGGACATTGAGTTGAAGGATGATAATAACAATTACATCACTGCATCAATCTCATCAGATTCATATCCTAACGTAAATCTAAACTACACAACTAGTCGATTCCGCAACCGTGGATTGAACAACTCGTTTGGAGCAGCTTACTTCCCGAATGTGAATGTTTCAGTAGATCCTGGAACTGGAATTGCCCAGACAGTTAGATTGCCAACATCAACAATGGTTCTTGGTGCATATTCATTGAATGACACAGTGGGATTTGCTTGGACAGCCCCAGCAGGCTATAACAGAGCAACAATCCCAGGTGAAACTCTTGACACCTTGTTTATCAATGAAAATGTTGATACCGTCTATGACGCTGGTATCAATCCTTTGGTAAGTGTTCCAACAGGCGCAGCACCAAGCATTGTTATTTCAGGACAAAGAACACTATTGCATGAAGGTTCATCACTTGATCGCGTTAACGTTCGCAGACTTTTGATTGAGGTTCGTCGTAGAGTGAAGGCTGTTGCCAATACACTTTTGTTTGAGCCAAATCGTGAATCTACTATTGCTAGATTCAATGCACTCGTAACACCTATAATGAAGCAGGTTCAGTCGCAAAGAGGTGTCGAGAGATATCGCGTGCAGATTGATACAACTACAACAACTCAGGCCGATATTGAAAATAACACAATTCGTGGAAAAATCTATCTTCAGCCTACCAAGGCTGCTGAATTCATATCAATTGACTTTGTTGCAGCTGGATCTCTTGAATAATCGATATCTCAGTAATAGTTAATCAAAAAGGAGTTTAAAATGGCAGAAACACTTTCAGTCGCTGATATGCTTCCCAATAAGTTTGAACCTAAGAGGAAAAATCGATGGGTTTTTTCTATTGAGGGTATTGACGCTTATCTTATCAAATCAACAAAGCGCCCAAGCGTAAAGACTGACGAAAAGGAAATCCCTTGGATCAACTCACGTCGTTACATCGCTGGCAAGACAACTTTTGACACGCTTTCGGTCACACTTTATGATGCTATTGCACCATCTGGTGCCCAGCAGGTAATGGAGTGGATTCGTACCCACTTTGAAAGCGTGAGCGGTCGAGCAGGCTATGCAGACTTTTACAAGCGTGATTGTCAGCTAAAGCTAATTGATCCAGTTGGAACTGTTATCGAACTTTGGGACATCAAGGGTGCTTTCATTACGTCAGCAAACTTTGGTGATCTTGGATATGACGGTGACGATCTTCTAGAAATCCAGTTGGATATGCGCTTCGACAACTGCGTTCTACAGTACTGATAAAGTAATGACAAAAGGCACGACTTTTTCAAAAGTCGTGCCTTTTGTTTTTCTAAAGCTTCATACTTAATTTGAGTGGAATTTAACTATGAATATCGGACTAGTTCCAATGTCGGCCAAGCCATATCACCTTGGTCACCATCTGCTTGTTCAGTTTGCTGCAATGGGAGTTGTCAGCAATGAAATCAAAAGAACTGAAGGTCCTGAAAATGATCTAGTTCTTGTTTTTGTTTCATTTTCTAGCAGAGGTGTCAAGAAAACTTCAAAAGGTGAAGTTCCAATTGCAGGTGATACTCCTGTTTATGGAAGTGATATGCGATACATTTGGAAAAATCTTTTGATACCAAATCTTAAGCTTCCAAAAAATACAAAGATTATGACACCAGATGATGGGATACCTACATCACCCGTTTTATGTGTTTATACAATTCTTGATGCAGTTCAACAAGCAAAAGAAGCTAATCAAACAACAGTTATAATTCCTTATGCTGAAATTGAAGTTGACATAAGAGATTTGGTAATTAACATTTATTCTGATGAAGAAGACATCAACACAAATTATCCTGATAAAAATCTTGAAAAGAAATATCCTGGACTTCTTCAATCAACAATTAGCAAGGTTGGTCTTTCAAGATCGGCAACAATTGACATCAGCGGAACAAAGATGAGAAATTATCTTTGTAATGATGAGCGTGAAAAGTTTATTAAGCTTCTCCCTCCTGTTCCAATGGATATAGCAATAGAAATTTATGAGACACTAAAAACATCAGCTGCAAATAGTTGTCCGCGCACAGTGTGGAAACCCACTGTTGAAAATATGATTCGTAATCTTATAGGATTGATGATATGAATGTATCAACTTTTCAAAAATATCTTCGAGTGATAATCTCTGAAGGTACACCCAGAATTCAAGACTTAGAATATACAGATATTCTAAATGTTCTTGACGACATTCTTGGAAGAGAACCACTATTAACTTTTACTGAAAAGTTGGCAGGTCAGTTTTTAGATGTTAAAATTGAGAATGGTTGGATAACAGCAAATCAAAAAGACGGTATTAAAAAAGGCGCGCCTCATTCGCCTAAATTTGATATTGGAGGTGTTGCAAAAACACTTAAATACTCAAATTTAATGAAAAGGACAAATGCAACATACAAATTTGAAGTTATTAAGCCAGAGAATAGACCTGATTACATTGATTATGTAATTGGTGATATTCCAATTGCTATTGAATTTACAGGTGCAATGTCAAAGAATTTGTGCATGCTTCTCAATACAAATCAAAAATATGTAAAGTTTCTTTGCAAAGACGACATTATAAAAAGACCAAAACCACTCCCTCCAGAACTTCGTCAAAAAATTCAACACGCTCGTGACAATCTTGCTTCTAGTCCAAAAATTACAAAAGCAATGAAAGTAGAAACTGAAATGCTTGTTTCAAGATACTTTCTTGAGATTTTTGGTGAAAGTACTTTTGGAGGATCATCAGAAGGCGTTTTTGCAACCGGCGCATCAAAAGACTTTAAGATTCCAAATATAACATATGCTGATATTCAAAGGATTCAAGCTCCAATATATTCAATATTCTCAGAAAAAAGCAACTACTACACTAGCGAACAAATAATTGAAAGAATTAATGGTTTAGTGGGAAATCATGATAAGCTTAAGTCAGACAAAATGCTTTTAGAAATTCACAGATATCTAAAGGCTGCATCACAAGGATTTGAAAAGGGATTTAGAACATTTTTTAATAAAAATGAAGCAACACAACTCCTAAACATGATGCAAAATATTGCTGATGGTGATAATGGGTTGGTTTTTGAATTTTACAAAACAATAAAAAATAGAGTGAATAACATGAGATTGTGGGTTTCAACCTAATTCATTTTACTTATAAGATATTAAGTTTAAGAATTACATGTTATTAGGAGAAGTTTGTGGGAGAAAATCGTAGTGATCTTTTTGGTGGTGCAGTCCCTGCTGGAATTCAGGTAAAGGATGTTATGAAGGATGATTTCGGATTTGAGATTCCTGTTGAATCCGTTCCACTTCCTTCTAATGGAGTAACCTATTCAGTTGATTCACCATTGCATTGTTCAGAAACAGTTGACATCAGATCAATGACTGCACGTGAGGAAGATATTTTGACTTCACGAGCCCTTATTAAGAAAGGAACAGTCATCACTGAGTTAATCAAGAGTTGTTTAATTGATAAGAAGATTAACGTTCCAGATATGTTGTCTGGTGATAGAAACGCTGTAATGGTTGCATTGCGCATCACTGGCTATGGAAAGGATTACGTTGTTGAGTCCGATTGTCCAAAGTGCGGAAATAGATCAAAGCAGACATTTGATCTTTCAAACATGCCAATCAAGAGACTTGAAATTGAGCCTGTTTCAAAGGGACAAAACGCATTTGAGTTTAAGCTTCCATTGACCAAGAAGTCTGTTGTGTTTAAGTTTATTACAGGCCGCGACGAGGAAGAGATTCTTACCGTTCAAGAGCGTACTAAGAAGCAGGGAGCAATTGCTGATAACGTTGTCACAACTCGTCTTCAGTATGCAATTATCTCAATTGATGGACGAACCGATCGTGGAGCAATTAACTCTTTTATTAGAAACATGCCTGCTCGCGATTCTATGGCTCTTAGAAAATATATTGAACAGAATGAGCCTGGAATTGACATGAAGTCTGACTATGACTGTAATTCATGTAATGAGGTAAGTGAGGTGCGGGTACCGCTGGGTGCCGGGTTTTTTTGGCCTGAAACCTGAAGATCGACAAATTTATCTTGAGCACTCCTTCCTTCTCATGTATTACATGGGATTTTCATATTGGGAGTGCTACAATATTCCAATAACATACAGAGTTTGGTTTATTGAAAGATTAAATCGAGAGCTTACAAAAAATTCTGACAAAGATAATGTTCCCACCCGAGCTGCACACCAAAATGATGCACAAACACGTGCGTTAATGGGTCTTAATAGAGCAGAATCTCCTGCAAGACTTCGTAGATTTACATAATTAGAGTTGGAGGTTCAAATGCCAAATCCATTACTAGAAGTGTTTAGTTCAGTAGGTGAGTATATTCTTGAAGGTGGAAAGCAACCAAAGTTTGTAGGAAGCCCTACGCAAGTAGATTCATTGCGTAGGGCTATGCTTGCATCAAAAATGTTATATGAAACTCTTTCATCTAATAATTCAACAATTGATGCAGTCATGGTTGCACTTGATGAAAAAAAATCAGCAGCAGAAAATTTTAAGAAAGACTTTGGAATGGATTGGCCTTTCTGAAATTTTCAATCTTGATATTTAATCGATATAGGGATTGCCAGAATGGGTGATATCACTTCAGAGCAGCTTAATACTTTAGTAGATGCTTTAAACGGATTAAATGCAACTCTTAATAAAAGATCCCCTTCTGCATCTGCACCTTCTGGCGGTCCCGACATTCTTGGTGATCAATCACAAATTTCAAGTGGAATTACGCAATCTATTGCTGGTGCATCAACTGAGCTTGATAAATTTTCAGAATCATTGACTTTTCTTGATTCCATATTTGGCGGGCTCTCCGAAGGTGCAAGCTCTTTTCTTGATACTATTAAAAGTTTTGTTGGATCTATTCCTGGTGTTGATGTCGTTTTTGACGCTTTAAAGCAAGGCGCTACCCTTCTTTTAACTAATTTAAATTCAGTGTCAACTGCAATTATGGGACCTACTGCGGCTGCATTTGGGTTTTTGAACACAATTTATGATACCTTAATAGAAAAAGCCGCCGAGCTTGCAAAAGCAGGGTATGATTATGCTAGAGCTCTTGAAGAGATTAGAGATAAATACGGTAGCTTTAATGAAACTACGTCACGAACAATAAAAAACACAGCACAAGGTTTATCATCTTCTTTAAATGCAGCAAGTGGATTTTCTGGCGCTTTCCGTTCTAAATTTTCTCCAGGTGTGCAAGGAGGAATTGAAAAACTACAGGCAATGGATGGAATCATTTCAGACCTGGGTGCATCATTTGATAATTTAGGAGAAAAACAAGTTGCTGATGCAACTGCCCAATTGTATGTGTTGAAAAAGGGTTTAAATTTTAGCAGCGAGGCAATGAAGCAAGTTGGTGTTTTGGCCCAGCTATCAGGAAAATCAGTAAAATCATTCAGCCAAGACATTATGGAATCTGTTAATAAGATTGGAAAGCAATGGGGCGTTTCAACAAAAGTTCTTGGATCTGATGTTGGAAAGGCTCTTTCAAACTTTAAAATGCTTGGTAGAATGACAGGTGATTACGTCACAGAGATGACAAAAGCTGCAACATTCACAAGAAAATTAGGTATTGAAATCAATGAATTAACTGGTCTTGTCGATAAGTTTGATGAATTCGAGTCAGGGGCCGATGCCGCTGCTCAATTAGCTCAAGGGTTTGGAATGGTTCTTGATCCTTTGAAGATGATGAATCTTCAGGATCCAGCAGCAAGACTTCAAGAAGTTCAAAGAGCATTTGCTGCAACGGGAAGATCTGTTGATTCAATGACCCGTCAAGAAAGAAGTCTTCTTGCTCAAACATCTGGTCTAACAGAGCAGCAGGCTGCTCTTGCGTTTTCGGCAAAAGGTTTGTCAATGTCATATGATGACATTGCAAAAGGCTCTGACGCGGCAATGAAAAAGCAGAAGTCGACCGAAGAGATCATGAATGATCTTGCCGATAATATTAAAAACGTAATTGTTGGATTTGATCAACTTAAGGGATTCATAGACGCTTTCATTGGAGGGTTTTTAAGAGGCTTTATGGGCTCAAATTCAATCATGAGCCTTATAAGTCAATTTGCCACCCAATTGGTTAGGGTTGCAACAATTGGCCAAGAAACAGGTAGAATGTTTGCTACTATTTTGTTTGGTGGAAGTAGCATCACAGGTGGGAAGCAGCTGTTAAATATCTTCAGCAAATTTGGCGATATGGCAGTTTCAATCGCTGGTCATATTAAAACATTCACAAGCATGTTGAAATATGGTGATGTCGCAAAAGCTTTTGAAGGTCTTATCACTAACGTTTATAAGACAGTTGGAAAGATGTTTGATGGAGCCGTTGGTGGAATTAACGTTGCAAGTATGATTAGAAAAGCAGCGTCTTTTATGATTGATATTGTTAAAGGATCGTTGTCATTTGTAATAAAACAAATTCCAAATATAACTGCAAGCTTAAAGTCAACAGGAGGAACTGGTGTCATTGGGTCTATCTTTGGCGCAATTTTTGGATTTATAAAAGATTTGAAAAGCGCTATGGAACCTCTTTTGACTGAATTGATTGCGCAGCTTCCAGATATGGGTCTTGCAATTGTTGAATCAATAACTAATTTTTTGAAAAATAATCCATTTTCAAAATTGTCATTTAATAGTCCACAAATAAAAGCCATTGGTAATTTTTTTAAGACGTTGTTTGATTCTATAAAAAAAGTTGCAGACGACTGGATGGCGGGAAATCCATTAGATTTCAGCAATATTGGTGAAAAATTATTAACAGACTTGAAAGAAAGCATTGATCTTGGTAAAAACGGAAAAGATGTCGCTCTCGCCGGCGCCGGTGTCGCCGGGGGTGCCGCTGCGGCAATGCTTGTTAACAAATATACAAATGGATTTAAGCTTGAAATGCCTAAAAGCCTTGATGATGGCATGGAAAATATCTCAAAATTAGGAGGCGGTTTATCAAGCTTAGGTTCAGATTTGATGAGCGGCGCAGGGGATCTACTTTCTGGTGTAGCAACCGGAGCCAAAAACATAACGGCCATTGGAATGGGTACCATTGCAATTTATTCAATGCCAATGATTATTAATCGAATTACTGAAGCTGTTGTTTCTGCTTTTGCAGCATTACATAAACCTCGAAATTGGGGGAAAGATTCAGGAATAAAAGACAAAATCTCGTTTATTGATCTTTTAAAACAAGATGTTGATAAATTCAAAGATGTAAATGCTGATGTACTAGATTCACTTGGAACGTTTTTGCTAAAACTCATTGGTGGCGGAATTTTGGCTGGTGTTGCAACATTTGCTTCTGGCGTTGTTGGAGCTGACACAGTCGATCCAGTAGAAATGAATGCTTCGCTTGATGACCTTATGACTCTAATACACTCAGCAATTGATAAATTTACAAATGCCGATATGATAGAGACAATAAAAAAATCTAAACTTGCTTCTAAAAATCTTTCTATCATTGGTCCAATGATGAACAATATCATTGATATGATGAAAAATACACTTAGCATTGTAGGAGCTTTACCAAAATTATCAACAACTTCTGTTGGTGATGTTGAATATGGAAAATTTTTAAAAGATGCTATTATGATACCGCTGAATATATTAACTGGTGATGGCACATCTGGCTCCGAGTCTTTATTGAATAAAATTGCAGGAATTGACACTACTAAATTTAATAAAGAAAAAATTGTTGAAATTGCGTCTATTTTTGATCTTTTGGAAAAAGCAAGCTCAGCAACATTGAAATTCACTGAGTCAGGTGTTGACGCAACTTTGGCTTCAAAAGCGTGGACAGCTGCTAATAACCTTGTTGCAATGATAAAAACCATACCTGGTATTTTAGACAATGCTAATACGCTACCAGAAATTGGTCAAATGGAAGTCTCTGAAATTAAAATGAAAGGTGCTCTAAATGTAATTGACACATATTTGAATGGTATGGATAGCATTATGGGTTTGTACAATAAGCTATCAGGACAAACTTTTGATGCAAGTGCTCCTGTTTTTAGTGCAATCACTGGTATTGGCGAAGAAGTATCGTTTGATGAACCTCCTTTGACAACACTTGTTAAATCATTTGGAGCGATGGCAGCAACTTTTAAAGATGTGAATTTATTAAACTTAAAAGATAATTTTGATAGCGTAGGCGGCGTTGTAGAAAGTTATATTGTGATGATTAATAGAGTCATTGCTGCTGCCGAAAATTCGGCAGCATTTGACACAGCTCAAGTTTGGAGCATTGTTTCAATGGCCAATGAAGTTAGAGATATTCTTGCTGGTCTTCCTGTAATAGATATTGGCACAGCAATCGAAGATTTTAACAATGGATCTAATCTTGCCCAGGCCGCCGTCAGCGTGAACGGTGGCGCCGTTAATGTAACAGTTAATATGAACGTTACAATGGATGCAATGAAGCTTGCTGGTCAACTTGTTGTTGCTGGAACTGTTCAGGCAACACCTGACTTTGACGAGTATTTGCAAAACGGTGATCTAAACCGTGAATTTAAATGGACGAGCAATTCAAACAGGACAACAGAGTATTGGTTAAATGGCAAAAAATATGCTGGTGGACAGGTTATCTAATGACTAATATGATTAATTTACTCTTGAATTCAAGTATTTACAAAAAGATGCTGGAACAAGTTCCTGAAGAAGAGCGTGAAGAGGCTTTAAAGGAGCTTGCAGAAAGTCTTGAACCCGTTGGAGCCTTATTAACATCATTTCCAGGTTCAATGGATATATTTTCTTCAATGCTTTCAGACCAGCAAGAAGCTGAAAGCAAAACGAGCAATGAACCAACCAGACGACTTCCAAGGAGATTTTGATGCCAAGTACAAAAATTTCACCCTCATATCCAACATTTGAAGATGAAAATGGTGATGGTGTTGTTAATTTTCAAAATGACGACATCTCTAAACGTAATAAGCGAGTTCTTAAGTCTTATTTGTCTGACTTGACTCTTGGTAAAAACCCTGGCGAAAACTTTCGTATAGTAACTGAGTATAATGGACAGCTGCCTCCAAACCATGCAAACCCTTACCCACTGACACCTGTTGATGAACCTCAACCAAAATATATTGATCAAAGAGGTCTTCAAGATGCAATTGATCTAAACAATCAGCCATCACAGCTATTTGGTGTTGTTGATGAAATTGTCAAAACTGGACCTCTGGGTGAAGCATCTTCAAGTTCAGCTGGGACAGGTCATGAACTTCTTCCAGCCGTAATTGGATCTGAGACAAAAGACGGTCCAGTTAGAACTAGTAATTCTCAAGCTAAAAAATATGTTGAGACTTTAGGTTCTAGTCTTAAGAAGAAAAATTTATATGTTGGTACTCTAAAAGTTAGTGATGAAAATGGGAATAATTCCATTCAAGTGGTGGAAAATAATGAATTTTCTGGCGAAAGTATTCGTGACGTTTCTTCATCGCAAAGAGTCAAATTAGGAGATACACTATTAGGAACACTCAGCCACAGTGTAGATGCTGCTGACGCAAAATTTATTAAAGAAGCAGATCTAAAAAATGTTGCTGTCCAGTTGATGAATGCCGCCCTGGGTGATAAGAAAGTTCAGGCAGGTCAAAAAGTTATCAAAAACGCAAGCTCAAAAATTAGAGCTGCAAACTCACAAGGATTTGAAGGGCTAAACAGGACAACACAAGGTCTGGGACTTGATAACATCGACTCAGGTGAAGATGACAACGGGTCATCTTATGCTGATGTTTCTTGGGGAGCTTATTTTTCTCCAACAAACACATACACTGGATCATCAACGGCTAGGGAAGCATTTCTTTTAACAGCAAAGTTGTTGGGCATCATAGTTGGTGTAGCAGCATTAATTGGTTTATTTGCTTTAAAAGACAATGACAAAAATAGAGTTCCTACTGAAATTGATTATCTAAACCAAAATGCTCTTTATAAAAAGCTTGCAATGGGTGAATTTAAATTTGAACCTCCGGCTGGATTTGCTGTGCTGGCAAATGTTTTAAATATTGCAAGCAGTTTTTTGGGTCAAGATCTTAGCAATCCAATTTATCGCCCAACAAACCCAATTGCGAATTACGGTGACTGTGTTGTTGCAGGCTTTGCATCTTTTCTTGGAGTTCCATATGTAATTGATTTAAAATTGATTAAACCAGGCCCTTTTGGGTTTTTAGTTCTAAATTTAAACACAGCAATAATACTTGGAGAAATTGCTTTAAGGTATGTAGCACTTCTTATTGACAATCCACAGCGCCAATATTATATGAATGTGTTTAGATTGCTCCAACGTGATAGCATATATCTTAAAAATGCTGCAAATGATGTTAAAGCAAGTGAAGGATTTATGGACACAGCAGCGGGTGGCATAGGTTTTATTAACGATCTTTTTGACTCAAAGCTTTTTAAGTTTGTTAATACTCTTGCAAAAATAGGTGACCTTGAGTACACTCAAGTAATTGCTCGAAATTATAGGGCAACAGATGTTGAAGTTTCACCTGGTGCTGCGTATCTTGATGGATTTGATTATTCAAAAGATACAAAGGGCTTTAAAACAATAATGGCCCACGGGTTTGCAGGCCTTAGAGTTTCCGGCAATAAATTGGCGGATCGTCGAGGAACAACTTATGCTGCATCAGATCTTCCATCATTGCATCTTATCCCTCAAGGTAGCGGACAAATTTACGCAAATCTTATTGGTGACAAAAGTCTTGTTGCAAAGCGTCTAACGTCTACTAAGCCTGATGGGAAAAATAGATTCACACCTGAACAAGTTTCAGCTATTGAAAGTGTTTTAGACGCCGAATACATGCCCTTTTACTTTCAAGATCTCAGAACAAATGAGATCGTAGCTTTTCATGCATTTCTTGATGATCTTACTGACAGTTATTCAGCCAATTTTAATAAGACATCAGGGTATGGTCGCGTAGACGACGTAATGACATATAAAGATACAAAGCGCAGCGTTGGCGTAACATTTCATTTAATTGGAACAAATCCATCTGACTTTGACTATATGTGGTGGCAAATCAATAAATTGACAACAATGGTCTATCCTCAATGGTCAAAAGGAAGAAAAGTTCAAACATCTGATGGATTAAATTTCTTGCAACCATTTTCACAGGTAATCAGTGGATCGCCAATTATTCGAGTAAGATTAGGTGATGTGATTAGATCAAATTATTCACGTTTTAATCTAAAAAGATTATTTGGGTGGCAAGACACAGAAATCCAGCCTGTTGGAACAACTAACAAACCATTTATTGCTCCTGCCGGAACTTATATTACAGTGGGAGATGGTGTTGGTCATGTGGCTCTTACAAAAGACGTCCCATTTGTTATAATAAACGAAAATGGTCCACTTGCTGAAGTAAGGTTTTTGTCATCTATAGAATATAGTACATCAATTGGAAAAGCCACAGCATTTCCTACTACAGGACTTGTTGACTTAAAATCAATTGATTTAACAACTTACGTTTCAAGTCCTGATATACAAAATTTTTATGATCCAACACAAAACACAATTATTAAATCATTTGAAGACTCAAGGGGTATGGGTCTTGCTGCGGCAGTCACCCAGCTTGGATTCACTTGGGGCGTTGCCGATCATCAATGGGGTACCGGAGATGACGGACCAGGTAATAGAGCTCCAAGATATTGTAAGGTTCAAATGAGTTTTGATCCAATCCATGATATTGCTCCTGGTATTGATGCCGATGGGTTTAATCGTGCTCCTATATACCCTGTTGGTGATATTGTCAATAAGGTTGTTGAAGGTGGAGAAGATCAGCCTTATGGTGTTGGAACTATGACTAATTCTGAGAGAGACAAGAGTATTAAAGCATCTCGTATAGTTTATAATGCAATGAATGAACCAGGTTATTTCAAAAAACTTGGCTTTTAAAGGATGATCAATGCCTGTTAGTAGATATAGAAAAGATAATATCATTTCTAAACCAAGTAGACTTTCAACAACTGAAGGTATTACAAGAATTAGAAATGGTATATCAAATGGAACAATAACAACATCTGAAATGGTGTTGTCGCAAAGCCAGCGTCTTGATCATTTAGCAGGTCAGTATTATGGTGACGGAAGATATTGGTGGGTAATTGCAATCGCAAGTGGAATCGGATGGGCGCTGCAAGTACCTCCAGGAACGCGAATACTCATACCAGATGACTTAGCAACCGTTCTTGAGGTAGCATAATGCCACGTTCACCTTCTCTTACAAAGTCTACAAATGAACTTGCCAAGTATTTTGGTGCAACAACTGATGCGTCATTTATTGACAAGACTTGGAAAATTAAAGAATATACGGGTAAAAAAGAATCAAGACAATTGCTTGCGTCTGGATCATCTGCTTCACATAGATTAGAATTTTATAGAAGTGTAGAAAATATTGGAAATGCAACATCGGGAATCAGTCATGCTGAAAATATTTCTAATCTTATAAATGGATCATTATCATTTAATGAATTCGATCTAAGTGAAAACAAAGAATATGCTGACCAATTTCAGTTTTATAAAATAACAAAAGGTGAATTAAATCAAATAGATCTTTTGGAAAATAAAAAAGGTGCTTGGTCTAAATCTGACGTTATTTATGCAGCTAATGTAAATAATCCTTACCTTGGGCCTATGACTCGTGACGCTGGTGCAATTGAAGTATTTGCAAATGCGATGCCAACTATTGAACTTTCAAAATGTGTTCCATATATCACAATTGATGTAATCAGTTTATACAAAACAGAAAAAACTGCACCTCCAATGAGCTTAATTGGATTCCTTAATCCAAGTGGTTTAACAGCAGTTGATATAGCAATGATAAATGGCCAAAAAGAAAAAGTTTCTTCAGAGTCAATGCAACTTGGTGATGGTTATAGAACGGGAATGGAATTGTTTTTAATGCCACAAACATTAAGCGGCATTGGAAATGGAGGTGAAAGATTCACTCCTGTAATTGATCACATGAGACCTTTTATGTCTCTTAAAAACCTTAGCATGAGCACCAAAATGCAAGG